GATGATAATCTTGAAGGGTTCGATAAATCATTGCGTGTATCAAAACTTTCAAGTATTATTGATGCATTGGATGCAGGTATTGAAAGTAATGAAATAGATGTATGTCCTATTATTGAATATTCACCTCCACTTAACTTTAATACAAATCCTTCATTTAGATTTGAAGCAGAGTTAATTAAACCTTATCCTTTCAAGAGTGCAAATGGTTTCGTAGATTATAAACCTGCGATTAAGTCAACAGTATTTGATGTTGATGGTACTTGTGTATTCTTACAAGATGATGGTCAAGGTAATGTAATGACAATCACAGATGAAGTTACGAATCCACAAATTATTAATCCTAGTGCAGGAACAGTTGATTATAAAACAGGCGAAGTTAAATTAACAAACTTTAAGGTGGAAACTTTTACAGGTTCAGCAATTAAGATTAGTGCAAAAACTAAAGCTGCTGATATTAAGGCACCAAAAGGAAGAGTATTTATTTTAAGAGATACTGATGTTAAGGTGATTATGAACTTAGTAGAATTTAATAGGCCTATTGCCACACAATCAGCAACGAATCCTCCAACAGGAACAACGACATCTTATTAAGAGAGAAGAAGCATGCCTCAGGGTGAAATAGAAAAAAATATATCGCTTTTTGTAAAGCGCCAATTCCCTGCCATTTATCGGGAAGATGGACCTGAGCTTGTTCAATTAGTAGAAGATTATTATAAGTGGTCGGAAACTCAAGAGAATCAACATATCTATCAACAAAGAAGATTCTTTGAGACGAAAGATATTGATACTACATTAGAGAGTATGATTATATTCTTTAAGAAAAAGTTTCTTGCTGACTTACCACTTAAGACCGATGTTATTAAATTCATTATTAAGAATATCCTTGACCTATATCGTTCAAAAGGTACTGCTCGTGGTATTGAATTATTCTTTGCGATATTCTATCAAGAGTTTGATATTGAAATCATATATCCTTCAGAAAGGATGGCAAAGATTTCTGATTCTGATTGGAAGCAAGGTGTATACTTACAAATGTTTCCAAATCAAAACAAGTTTACATCAAAGAGCGGTAAAGAATATACATACTTTGATTTATTATCTCGTAACATTACTGGTGCATTCTCCGGAGCAAAAGCATCGGTACGTTCAGTTAACTTCTTTATCTTAAATGGTATTAAAACTGCTGTCGTATATCTCGATGGAATTAAAGGTACTTTTGATAAGTTTGAAGATATCACAACAAAAATAAGTGGTGAAATTGTTTCGTTCGGTAAAGTAAATGGATCTTTATCAGGTTTCATTATTGATACTCTTGATAAAGGAATGACAGGAAGGTCAGTTGGTGAAATCTTTGATGTAAAACAAAAAGATGGTAATTCAGGTAAAGCAATCGTTACTGCTATCTCCGATGAAACAACAGGAAGAATCTCATACGATATAATTGATGGCGGTTATGGTTATACTCTTGACAATACACGCTTATTAGTTTCTAATCAATCTCTCATAACAAATAATGAAGATTTAAATTATGTCTTAGGTGAAACAGTTGAAGACCAAGGTGGTAATGAAGGTGTTGTCATTGGACAAAGTGTATCCGCTGTTGGATTTAGAATGGCGGCAGGAGAACAATTTAGCGCAGGAAGTATTATTACAACAACACGTGGTTCAAACGAATATGTTGTCACGGTTGGTGCATTAGGTAATGAAGTCACAGTAAAGAATGAAACATCTCCTGGTGATTTATATCCCGACACTAATGATACTGATGATGTTATCGTAGCAAGCTTAACAGATACTTCTGTTGCTTCTGTTATTACTGATTTAATTCAACCTCATTTAGGAACAACATTATCTATAAATGATTACGAAACTGTAGCTCCATTCTCAGGAACTGCTTCACCAGTTAATTTAACAACTCCATTGGATGAAGCATTCGCAATACAAGATTTAACAATAGGAACGATCACTGGGTTTAATAATGTTAATCCAGGTTCTGAATATAAAAACGATGTATTTGCGATAGCACAAGATAGTGTGTTTAAAAACTTTGAACGCAAAAATCAAATACTTCAGTTTGCTGATGCAGGTACTGCAGGAAACTTTTCAATCGGAGATCGTATTACAGGTGTAGGTACTGGAATTACAGGTGTAGTTAAATCCACAAACTTAGAAGCAGGAAGTATTACAGTTACTCCATTTGATTATTATGGATTTGATGGAGAAGACATACGTTTTGAATCTTCACCTGAACCTGACTTTGAAGTTATTGCTGTTGAAACAGATTACTTAAATAGTCAAGCTCTTGGTGATAACGCAATCATTAATGCAGAAACTGAATTCGCAATCGGAAGAGTTAAAGAAGTTAATATTTTATCTTCAGGATTTGGTTATGTTGATTATAGTACAGACCCAACATCTTTTGCTGAAGGTAAAGGTGAATTAAGAGATGCAAATAATGACATTGTTTCTACAGGTTGGATTCAAGCAACACAACAAGGTGTCACATCAGGTTATTGGTCAAATGAAAATTCTCATTTAAGTGGATATAGAACACAACCAGGTCAATCTGCGAATACTGCATTAGAATATTACGACGCAGGTGCAAGAATACAAGATAGCGATTTCTATCAAGAGTATTCATATCAAATTAAATCCACATTACCTTTACAAGAATATGAAACATTGTTAAGAGAAAATGTTCACCTAGCAGGTTCAAAACTATTTGGTGACTTTATCTTTAAAGCATATGTTGGTTCAAATATGAAACCAAGATTCTTGAGATTATTTAATGACCAAGGTAGTGGATCACCATTTGATTTAGCTGACATTGAAGATTTAAGAGCTTCAGTGACAAACTATACTTCTGATAGTACTTATGTATCGGCTGACCATACACCAGGCGGAAGTGGCGGTTTAACATTAAGTACAAGTTCAGCAGTAGATTTAACAATTACAAAGAATTGGAGTCAAGGCTTCCACGATTATGATGTGACAGTTGAAATGCCTACATCAGGTTCTGCTCCTTACCCAGTTGCGATATTATTACACGGTAATGGTGGAACAGGTGCTGGTTCAGTCGCGCAATTTGCTGATAACTTACCAGGACATATATTAATTGGAGTTGATGGATTTGCGAATTCATGGAACATTGCGAATGAAACTTCAAAAGGTCCTGATATTGAAATGTTAGAAGAACTTATTGAAATGTTAAAAATATATAACAATGTTGATGAAGATAAGATTCGTATTGTAGGTACAAGTAATGGTGGTGCTCTTGCATTGAGGGCAGCGGTTGAAATTGGTGATACTGCAGTTGATACTATTGTATGTATGATATCACAAGCACACAACGAACAATATAGAAACGGTTATTTTTATTACCCATCTAATGAAGAAATAACTGGAGGGTCAACTCCAAATCTTGGTTATGATTATATCAAGAACCCAATACCTCAAAGAAGAATTGTTTTAATGAATGGTATTAATGATAATGTAGTTCCATATAATGGCGGAGTTGCATTAGGAGTAGAATTCATAAAAGCTCAGGATGCTGCGTATAGATTTGCACAAGCACAAGGATATACAGGAAATCAAATTCTTGGTGGAGCTTCTTATGGAGCAGACAGTTTAATTGTTGATTATGATAATGTCATCTTTATGAAGGACGATGTAGGACATGCCGTTTCTGACGATATGAAGAACTTATTGAATAAGTACCTCGAAGATGATTACAATATAACATATTAAGAATAAATAATAAATTAAAAAAAATTAATTTTAGGAAAGAACAGCTATGGCCAAGCAAATAATTAATATCGGTGTATCGGCGAATGACGGGACAGGTGATCCGCTTCGTAATGCATTCGATAAAACAAACGATAACTTTAATGAGTTATATCTTGCACTAGGAGGTTCGCAAAATGCAACCGACCTATTTGATACAGAAGGTAATTTAGATTTATTAGGTAAACCTCATAAAGTATCATTCTTATACAGTACGGAAGCAGAACTGCTTGCCGTTGACCCAAGCACTTATCACGGTGCAATTGGACACGCTCATGATACAGGATCTTTATATTACGCTCATGGATCTTGGAGAAAATTATTATCTGATACTTCAGCAGGAACAATCACTAACCACACAGACCCACTCAACTCATTTGTATATTCGGCCAATATATTAAATAGCGAAGTTGATGGTTATGTTCTTGGAACAAGTGCAAACGGTTCTTATAGTTGGATTGAAGCTGGTGGTGGCGGAAGTAGTTTTGGAACCACAGATGTTGATACTCATTTAAATACATCAGGTGCAAGTGGTAATGATATCTTATCTTGGGATGGTAATGATTATGCTTGGATATCTCAGGCAGGCGGTGGCAGTTATTCTGATAACGATGTAAGTTCTCATTTGAATATATCGAGTGCAAGTGCTAACGAAGTATTACAATGGGATGGTTCAGATTTTGCATGGGCTGCTTTACCATCATCTTTTGCTACAAGTGATGTTGATACACATCTAAATGTTTCAGGCGCAGGTACAGGTGAAATACTTAGTTGGGATGGTTCAGACTATGCTTGGATTTCAGCAGGCGGTGGTAGCGGATATACAGATGCTGATGTTAATAACCATTTAAATACAAGCGCAGCTTCAAGTGGACAAATCTTATCCTGGGATGGTTCTGATTACGCTTGGGTAGCAGACCAAACAGGTAGTGGCGGTGGTTCTTCAACACTCGCAGGTTTAACTGAAGTCAATACAGCAGATCTTGATGTCCATGATATGGCATACCCTGCTACAACAGTTCATGTTATGACACCAAACGGTTCAAGTGCATATCGTTCAGACCATTATGGTACATCAGATAATCCAACACTATATGTTAATGCAGGAGAAACAATTGCTTTTGATTTAACAAGTGTTACTGGTTCTCATCCATTTGAAATTCGTTCAGACGCAAGTACCGCATATAATACAGGACTTGTTCATATTGCTCCTGACGGAACTAAGTCAACAGGTTCAAATGCTCAAGGTAAAACAAGCGGTGTATTATATTGGAAAGTACCTGGTGATATAAGTGGTACATATAAGTATATTTGTACTGTTCACAGTTCAATGATTGGTGATATTGAAATCGCTGACCCATCAGCAAGTGGTGGCGGTGGTTCATTACCAACAAGAACAACAAAGACCACAGTAACAGGTGGTATGACCGCTGACCAAAATGCAAATATTGTAATTGATGGTTTCAAATCATTTGCGTTATTTAAAATTGAGACAACGCATGCAGCTTGGGTAAGGTTATATGTTGATACTGCTTCAAGAACAGCAGATGCTTCAAGATTAGAAACAACAGATCCTGCTCCTGACGCAGGTGTTATTGCTGAAGTTATTACAACAGGTGCTGAAACTGTTAAGTTCGGTCCTGGTGTGATAGGTTGGTTAGAATCAGGAAATTCAATTTCCGCAGCTGTTAAGAATAAGTCAGGTTCTACAAATAATGTTGGTGTAACTTTAACTCTAATGCAATTGGAGCAATAATTTAAATGAAAGAATATATGGTCACCTTACATCGCCGAGAAGACTTGGATGATTTCTATAATGATATGGAAACTCCAGGAGGTGACTTATACATTCCTGATAGAGCAGTTGATTTACAATTAAGAAGAAAGATTAGTCGTGTCACAAACTATATGTTGACCGTTGAAGAAGCTGAAAAATTAAAAGAGGATCCAAGAGTAAGAGATGTTGAAGATAAAGAACTCTTTGATTTAATTACTTGGGAAGTTAACGGTTATTCAGAATCAGGTTCTTGGAGAAGAGACTCAACATCCTTTCCTTCATCCACTGAAAAGAATTGGGGAATATACAGACATACCGAAACAACGAACCCTGGAGGAGATTGGGGCCGCGACAACGATAGAGATAAGACTGCAGATATAAACATTACAGCATCAGGAAAAAATGTTGATGTATTAATTGTTGATGGGTCAATCGTAACCGCAGCACAAAGTCACCCAGAGTTTGCTGTGAATCCTGACGGAACAGGTGGTTCAAGAGTACAAGCCTTTAATTGGTTCTCTCTTACGAATCAATTAGGATTAGGTTCAAATGGAACTTATGATTATGATACAGTCGGAGTTGCTTCAGATTCAGCTCACGGTTGTCATGTTGCTGGGACAGTCGCAGGTAATACAAAAGGTTGGGCAAGAGATGCAAATATTTACAACATAGAATTTTATTATGCTAATGCGGTTAACCAAGTTGTGAATAGTTCTCCTCTTACTCCTTCAACACTTTGGGATTATATTCGTGAATGGCATAATACAAAGCCAATTAATCCAGTAACAGGAAGAAGAAATCCTACAATATCTAATCACAGTTATGGTGGTACGTATACAAAAGATTCATTAATTACAAATGGAAGTTATGATAGTTTAGGAGCACTGAATTTTAGAGGTTCTTTATTTAATGCCTATGGAGATTTTGGTCGAGGCTTAACCGATTCTGAATTGGAAGCAAGAGGAGTTAATGTACCTTCAAATGGAAATTGGAAAATAAGTTCATATTCAACAAGTTTACAATCTGATATAGAAGATGCAATTGATGATGGAATTATGGTATGCATATCATCAGGAAATCATTCTCAAAAGAGTACAATAACAGGTGACCAAGATTTTG